GTGTCGCCGTGGAAATGAGGTCGCGAGTCAAGCAGTGTCTCACTTGCCGTAAGGACTCCATAACCCCGTTCTGTGGCAGATGTATCCCGGATAAGGAAGAACCAGAAGACGAAGAAGGGACAGACAGGACGTGTGAGGTCTGTGGAGACGTGCTATTGATGGCGGAGGATCGGACGACTTGTTACACGTGTTCTCCGTCAGAGCACCAGCCACCCACTACCCGCAAGTACGGCCGATGCGCATGCGGCACGCGGTTAATCGCGTCGAAAGGCGAGACGAAATGCTACCGGTGCCGCAAAGACCCGATCGGCCCAGACCACATGAGCCCCATCATGGAAGTTGACACCTCAGATTCGGATGGTGAACTGATTAGAGAAATTGAAGACCACGAATACCTGAGACGAGATGGCAAGCCCGTCTGCGTGTCCTGCTTCTGTGACTGGGATTCCGGGTTCATAGGCAATGATAGGGCGAATCCGTATCGAGAAGAAGGTTATCTCTGCGGGTACTGCTTCAGTCTGCTTCCACCTGACACACTTGTTCGGTCACTGCAATGCGATGGTCCTGAGGTTCGCGATCCGGATGAGAGGGTGACAGCCCAACTGATTCCTGAAGTCCTAGACATGATTGAAACCATCAACCCACTCCACTCAGACGGTGAAGCACCTGCCACGGCACTTCCACCTGACAATCCAGTCCACCCTCCAAATACCCTCCCTGCTCAACCCGTCCCAGCCGGAGCTATCCCACATGCTCAAGCCGAGACCATTCAAGCAGAAGTGGAGGGGGTCCTCATCCCACACACCGACACCGGTACTATTGAGGACCCTTCACCCTTCCACTATGCTGCTGACCCAGAAGTTGAGTATCGTCAGCCGCGAGTTGACCGGAGGAATGCTGAGGACGGGATTGGGTGGACCATGTTCGACAATTTGCCACCAGAGATAATTAGCACGATCCCTCACATTCGGATCAAGGAGCTGAGGAACGGCCACCGTGCGACCATGCACAAAATGCCCAGGCTTCACTTGATCGGATTCTTCTCCATAGTGCTGATCGGGTTCATTTCGATTGAGGCAGTAGTTGTTGCTCTCGGAGGAAAACCCCTCTCTGTCGTGTATTTGGACCTGTTCCTGCTGGCTGTCATCTTCATACCTTTGTTTCTGTTCTTGTCCCACACCGGCCCTACACACCCTGTCGTCTCATATCGCGCTAGACAGGTGCCGGTTGATGGGCAGGACGCTGACCTTATGGACGTGAGGCTGGCACGCCACAGACACCACCCAATGAATTCCACAGCGAAGAAGTGCATTGTGACATACAAGTTTGGTTACGTGCACAATGGGTCGCGGTTCAGGAGGATCGAAAACTGGCTTCTGGCTAAGATAACGGGGACATTACCGTTTGATTGTCTTGAGAGAGTGGCCATTGAGAACCCCTGCGTGCGGACCCCAGAAGTGACAAAGTGGTGGTTCAAGCAATACACCAATTCACTGATCGGGGACACAGGGATACATGAAGCCACAATCTCTTTCCAGATGCTCGCCAACATAAACAAGACCATGGTCACCGCCGGATTGGATAAAGTCAAATTCCACGCCGCACTAGACTCTGCGCAATACGACAAGGGTTGCAATCTCAATTCGCATGAGTTGGATATTGAGAATAATACTCGCGTTGTTGCTGCATTGATCAAGTCTGCACGGCACGGCCACGGCGTCGATTTCCGCCTCGAATGACGACTGTTGGAGAAGGTGGTCACATTTTCCTTCCCAACCTTGATGAATGAATTGAAAGAGATTCATGGGAATGGGACGGAGATAACAATCAACAGGGGGATGTTTGCCACGGTTCTTGAAGAATTGAAGCAGAGACCGGTCCGAGAGACAACTGAGATGAAGATGATGTGCGATAATGAATATCTCGGGGCTGGGTTTCACACCGTGGACGGGCTGTCTGCTCCGGTGAGTATGATACTCCGGAGTATGACAGCAAGGTTCCGGTTGAACAGGCGGATGTGCCGCCTCCTCCACAGAATACAACGAGCCATGTACCGGAAGCTGATGGTGCAGTTGGACTTTGAGTATCTGCACCGGGAAACCGAAGAAATTGTGATGACTAATTTGAAGCACAAGGGCCTAGAGTATGTTGAGGGCCTCTTGTACCGCTACCACTTGGAAACTGGATATGGGAAGGACAATGGAGTATTCCCAAAGAACGAAGCGAATGCTAAGGAGATTGTCAGGAGGATGATTATTGAGGTGCTGGGCAGGACCCGGGGTATTTACACGATGAACGAGAAAGACAAAGTCGAGTTGTGTGTGACCCTGGAGATCATCCATGCATTTAATGAGACTGACTTCCTTAAGCACTTCCAAATTAAGAACTACAACCTGGACCAAGTAGAAGACAAATACAAAGAGATGGCCAGGGACACCACCGTCTACAGTACGGACCATGGGGGGTTTGAGCAACGTGAGAACAGGAGGTTCGAGCATGTTATCAATCCGGCCAATGGGGCGAATTGGCGAATGCCGTACGGTTGCCGGTGGATCGAGCAAGAATTGCTCCTGACTGTCTTAGACAGGCTGGGCAATAATACCAGACTTGAGACTTTCATGGATGAGCCCAGGCCCATCTCAGGGAAGTACAAGCGAAATCGCTATTTTAAGGGCAAGCTCGCGTCAAGGTCCAGTGGTGACTACTGGACCTCTTTCGGGAATGGGCTTGTCAACATCTCTGTAATCATTCTCAACTATTCACAACTACCACAAAATCAAAACAAAACAATCGAGTACAT